GTCACTAATTACCCGTGCTCGTAACTACTGTGTGGATGAGTTTATGCGCAGTGATGCAACACACCTCATGTTTATTGATAGTGATATTGGATTTAATCCAAACGATGTTATTGCTTTGCTTGCGTTGCAAGACGAAGAAAGTCCATACGATGTGATTGGTGGTCCTTATCCTAAGAAGTGTATCTCGTGGGAAAAGATCAAACTAGCTGTCGATAAAGGATTTGCTGATGAAGATCCAAACAGACTGGAGAAGTTCGTTGGTGACTACGTTTTCAATCCTAAAGGTGGACAACGTGAGATTCCTATTGGTCAACCTGTTGAGGTGATGGAGCTTGGTACCGGTTTCATGATGATTCGTCGCAAGACGTTTGAGGTTTATCGCGATACGTATCCTGAGTTGTCGTACAAGCCCGATCATGTTCGTACTGAAGCCTTTGATGGTTCGCGCGAGATCCATGCATACTTTGATTGTATCATTGATCCACAGAGCAAGCGGTATCTTTCAGAGGATTATAACTTTTGTTATCACGTTGCCAAGGCAGGTATGAAGACATGGCTATGTCCATGGATGAGCATGAACCACGTTGGTAGCTACATCTTTGGTGGTAGCTTGGCTGACCTTGCTGCAATCGGTGCTCCTGCTACTGCTGATACTGGAATGTTGAAGAAAGGTAAAAAATGAAACTTGAAAATCGTACAGTACAGATTCTAAAGAACTTTGCTACGATTAATCCTTCAATGTTGTTTCGTGAGGGCAATACGCAGGTAACTATTGCTCCTCAACGAAACATTCTTGCTCGAACGACGGTCGCAGAGAACTTTCCTAAAGAGTTTGCTATCTTTGATCTGTCACGGTTTATTGGAGTGCTATCATTATTCAATGAACCCGAGATTGAATATGACGATTCACGCCTACTGATTAGTCAAGGTCAGCAAAAGGTTGCATATACATTTGCTGACCCATCGTTTATCGTGGCGCCTCCATCGAAGACACCTAATGTCCAAGATCCTGAAATCCTGTTTCGTCTAACATCGGAGCACCTGCAGTCGACTATGCGTGCTCTTGGTGCTCTACAAGCAACACATATTATTGTAGAAGGTGATGGCGAGAACATTAGCATTGGTGTTGGTAAGCCGAGTGATCCGACAGGAGATACATTTAAGATTGAGGTAGGCCTTAGCAACCATTCATTTAAGTTTGCTTTCAAAGCAGAGAACATTAAAATCCTGACAGGTGATTATGACGTACAAATTTCCTCTCGCAACATTTCTCATTTCAAAGGTAGTGATGTAGAATATTGGATTATGGCAGATGCTAATCATTCCAACTTTGATACGAAATAAAAAACATGCGAGAAGATTTTCTTTGGGTCGAACGCTATCGACCCCGTACTATTCGTGATACGATTCTACCAGAGGAGCTGAAGGTAACCTTTCAGAAGTTTGTTGATGAAGGTAATATTCCTAATATGCTTTTTACTGGTCGTGCTGGTATTGGTAAGACCACTGTTGCGCGAGCTCTCTTGGAGCAAATTGGTGCAGATTATATTGTTATTAATAGCAGTATGCATGGTAATATTGATACTCTTCGCACTGATATACTTAATTTTGCATCAACCGTTAGCTTTAGTGGGGGTCGTAAATATGTTATTCTAGACGAGGCCGACTATCTCAATCCTAATAGTACACAACCTGCTCTTCGTAATTTTATAGAGCAGTATAGTAAGAACTGCGGCTTCATCCTTACATGCAACTTTAAAAATAAGTTGATTGAGCCTTTGTGGTCAAGGTGTAGCGTTGTTGATTTTGTTATCCCTAAAGAACAACGCTCAAAGATGGCTGCCGCATTCTTCAAACGTGTGAAAGATATCCTCACAACAGAAGGTGTAGAGTACGATAGTAAAGCAGTTGTGTCAGTGATTGAGAAACACTTCCCCGACTGGCGTCGAGTGTTGAACGAACTCCAACGATACTCAGCGACAGGTAGAATTGATACAGGTATTCTATCCAACTTGCAAGAGGAAACATTCAAAACACTCGTTGGGTACCTTAAAAATAAGGAATTCACGAACGTTCGTAAATGGGTGGCAGAGAACGCAGATGTCGATCAGCATGTATTCTTCCGTAAATTTTATGACTCGTCGTATGAGTTTATGAATTCATCTTCTGTAGCACAACTAGTACTACTTCTCTCAAAATATCAATATCAAGCAGCTTTTGTTGCTGATCAGGAGATTAATATGGCAGCATGCTTGACCGAAGTTATGGTCGAATGTGAGTTCAAATGAACTCCGTTGTAATAACAGGTCATACCGGTGGTCTCGGATCCGTTCTTATGTCCAAATATCAAGAAAAAGGATGGACCGTATTTGGTGCTTCACGAAGAACGGGGTATGACTTTTCACAGCCTCGCGTAGCTCGTAACTTCTGTGAACAGTTACGTGGCTATGATGTTCTGATAAACACAATTACAGGATCAGCTCAACGTAACGTTTTAGAACACATGCACACACAGTGGAGAGATCAGAAAAAAATAATTTTAAATGTTGGTAGTCGTGCAACACAATACGGAGCTTCACCTTCTATTTCTTATAGTGCAGATAAAGCTGCTTTAGATTTTGTTGTATCTTCATTACAAGCGCATGGACCACGTTGGCCAGCAGTGTTACACATACGTCCCGGTTTTTTTGATTCGAAGCGTGTTGAGTTGAAAAATGTTCCTAAGATGAAGACAGAGGATGTAGCTGATATGATTATGTTTATGATCGATAATGTTCATAAGTTTAGAATCCTTGATATGATTATGGTTGTATGAATCCGTTTGATTTTGTTAATAGCATCAACTCGACAGATAAGAAAGATCTTGTTAACACAGGTCAAGCCTTAGAAGACGACTACGTTCCGTTTGTTGTTAATAAGGCGCTGTCCTACTTTCCTGAAACGATCCTTTACTCCAATCAGATAAACGCGCTACCGCACGCAGATAAAATACTCCAATATCACTATCTTCTAAATACTGTTCGACCTGGAAAAAGGTTTGCTAAATGGGTGAAACGTGAGAACGTAGAAGATATTGAGGCTGTCAAAGAGTACTATGGTTATAGCATAGAAAAGGCACACCAAGCGCTTGCAATTCTCACGGTTGATAATTTGAATTATATAAAACAAAAATTACAAAGTGGTAGGAATAATGATCAAATTGGAAACCTTAGTAGAAGTGACGCTAGCAAGCGATGAAGACTTCTTAAAAGTACGCGAGACACTGACACGCATTGGTGTGGCTTCAAAAAAAGAAAAAAAGCTGTACCAGTCGTGTCACATCCTTCATAAACAAGGCCTGTATTACATTGTACACTTTAAAGAGTTGTTTGGCTTAGATAACAAGCCTTCAAACTTCTCTGAGGAAGATGTTGCACGACGTAACACGATTGCAAATCTTATCGCTGAGTGGGGATTAGTTAAGTTGGTTGATCCAACCAAAACAAAAGAACCAGTGTCTGCTATGTCTCAAATAAAAATACTTCCATTTAAAGAAAAAGACGACTGGGAGTTGGTTGCCAAATACAATATTGGACGTAAACTCTAAATAGGATTGCCTTTATCAACAAGGCTAAATTTACTGCCACCTGTAAGTATGCAATAAAGACCTGATTTGTGTTTTTCAGCTACTGTCCAGGTCTTTGTTTCACGGTTGACAAATAATATCATTGTTCCAGCATCGCTACCATTTTTGTCCGCTCGCTCAACCTCACCAATGATGAAAGGTTCCTCTTTGAATTCAGCTAACACTTCGGCTAAGGCTTTAAGTGGGAAACACATCACTTGAAGCATCGATTGTGCTTGTGAGTAAGCTAAAGAGGAATAAAGAAGCAGGCCACCTAATAATATTTTTTTCATAGTATTTTCCTTGAAGGTTTGGTATTTATCTACCACTTCCCTGCTTCTTGTCCAAAGCCGTAAAACCAAACAAAGAATCGGATTGCGGCTGAAAGTGTTATAATTAATATTATGCCCCAAAAAACATTCTCAACGAACTTCTTACGACGCATAGCTTGATCGCGTATCATTCTTTCGCGACGCTCAC